GCGATATACTTTCTAACTGTTAACAATAATCTTCTTACATTAATTCTATCTAATGCAGATGGTTTATCTTGTAAAGTTTTTTGACCCCATACTACAATACCTTGTCCTGGGAATTGACAGATTGGGTTTACTTTAGCTTCATATAAATCATCTCTTTCTGATTGAGTTAATCTATTCAATACACTAACTGCTCCTGTTAAACCACCTCTATTCAAACCTGCTGGTGCGAACCATTCAGCTGCTACTCTATCGTTTGCTGCAAATACACCTGGAAGTAATACTGATGGTGGAACTGTGATTAATTTATTTGTGTTTAAGTCAATTGTTTTAATCCAAGGATAGTAAACTGCTGCGTAGTTAGAATCAACTGATTGAGCTTGTGTCAATGTTGCTGGTAAAGAAGTTGATGCGTTACCTGCGTCTGCGATAAAGAATGCATCTGCTCTTTGTTCAACCATATCTAAGATTGAAGTCCAAACTGAACTATGGTCTACTCTATTAACATGTGGTGCAACTACCATATTGATATCATATTCGTCAGCGTTTGATAAAGCTGCGATATGTTTTGCGTATGCTAATTTACCTGCAGTTGTTGCTGGCTCAATATCAGATGCGTTTGTGTTTGGTGCATATCCGTCAAAACCTTCTTGGAATGCTACTACAAATTGTCTTTTTGCAATTTCAGTAGATGTTGTTGATGTTAATGACAATCCACAAATAGTATCTAATGAGAATACAGCGTTAGAACCATTACCTGCACTTACAGGAACTGGTTTCATATAAATCTTATTATCACCATTATTATCTAAATCAATACCACTTAACTTTGAAGAATCTACTACTGAACCCGTTGAGAATGTTACTCTTGGAATAAAGTTTGCAAATGCTCCTGCAGCTACAGGTAATTGATATGCAGCGTGTGCAAAAGGAACTGCTTGAACTGGAGATTGTTCGTTTAAGTTTACAATTCTAATATATTTTGAATTATTTACCCAATCACCACTTTCAGTTATTTTACCCAAAGAATCAATACTTCTTTTTCTATCACCAATTACTCTACTAATAAAGTTTGGAGAGTTAGGGTCTAAATTTACATTAGAGAATGTTTCTAATATATTTTTTTTCTTATCAGTATCATTAAATGCTCTAACTACTACCGTAAATGTACCATAGTCTGTACCGTTTGTGGTACCGGCTGCTTTTACATTTGAAATTCCAACTTTTACTTTTGTATTTGCTGTGTTACCTGCAGAAATTGTTTCAATTTGGAATAAATTATATCGTGCATTACTAATCAATTGTGATTGAATATATGGAGTCAATGCTTCACATGATTCACCAGTTCCATAAGAACCACTAAATTTTTGGTCAGCTAATACAACTAAACTTGAACTAAAGTTTGATGCAAATAATGAACTTGTAACTGAACCAGTTCCAATTCCGTCTGTACCTGATAATGTATAAGAACCTGTGTTATATATAAATCCATTTTCTTTAAAGAAAGCGTATGAATAAGCTGCTTTAGCACCATAAGGATTTGAACCAAATACTGATTCAATATCGTTATCATCTGATAATTCTAAAGATGCACTATATCCAGTTACACCATTTAATACAATTGAAAAATCACCACTACCATCTTTGTCAGAAATTGTTGTTCCAGTAAATCCTGCTGCACTTCCAGTTGTATTAAACAATACTCCCAATGCTCCTGAGAATGAACCAGATGATGCTATTAATAATAGAGGAGCCTTTTCAGTATATCCTAATTTACCTGCTACTCTACAAATAGTTGCAGTTCCTGCTTCTCTTAAGTAGTTTTGTACTGCTAAAGGAGTGTAATATGTATCATCAACACTACCAAATAGTTGTTCGAATTCAGCTTGTGAATTTACTATTGTTGGAACCAATGGGCCTTCTTTGAAAGGGCCTATAAATGCTGCTCCGATGTCAGCTACACCTTGTTGTAAAAATGAAAGGTCGTTTTCTTTTGTGAAAACACCAGGTGATACTATTTTTTCTGCCATTTTATATGCTTTAATTTAAATTTATTAATTCTCAATATAAATATAAAATTTTCAATCAAAACAACAATTCTTATTTGTATGTTGGAGAGAAATAATCATATACTTGTCCTACTGATGTTGCGTTTTGTAATGTGTTGTAGAATAATACTGGCCCGATTTGTCCGTTCCAGAATGTTGTTCTTGCACTATTACTACCAACTGTTAAATAGTTTGTTGAAGATGGTGCCGTAAATGCTGCTGCGGTAAATGTTCCTACCGATGTTTTATCTACATAAACTGTTACAGTTCCTGATGGTTGGAATGTTGCCGATATCATATACCAAACGTTTGCTGATAATGAAGTCGTTAATTGTCCACTATTTCCTAATGTACTACCATAGAATTTTACTCTATTTAAAGTCGAACTATCGGATGATTCAATTGCTAAACCATAAAATCCTGCGTAGTCAAAAATGTGTCTTGTAGTTGTACCTAATGTTGTTGTAGGTCTAACCCACATATGAATTGTACCAGTATTAGTATTAAATTGTGAAATACCACCATTAATATTTGTTGTTGTATCTTTATACCAAAATTGATTTGTACCATTTGCTGTAAAGTATTTATCTTTTTTAGTTGCTCCTGCATTATATGCCGGATTACCACCACTAATACTTGCTGCGTTTTGAACACCTGCAGGTCTAATACCTGTGTTATATCCTGATAGGTCTAATAAGTCAGCAGTATCTGCTGATTGGTAAGATGCTGCTTTTCCTGGGTCAACATACATTCTTAATCCAGATGATGGAATATAAGGTTGAGTTGTTGTACCTTTATTATGTGATACAATATTATTTGCTAAGAATACATCGGCATTTTCTACGTTGATTGTTACAATTTCGACATCTGCAGTTACTACTTCTATATTTGTTATTTCAGTTTCACTACCATCACCATTTACTAATTTGTCTCCAGGTAATAAAGTTTCTGTATTTTTGAAATGATATTGACCTATCTCATTATCATAAACATATAATGGGTGAGTACCCGTTGCGTTAATTAAACCATTATTTAATGAATAATATCCTTCTGCAAAGTTAAATGTTATATCTTTAACTTGTACATTTTTTGCATCACCTGATAATGTGTTTGACAAATAAAATCTCCATTCAAGTTGGTCACTATCCAATGGTTGAGATTCATCTGGTAAACCTGTTGGTTCCCATGCTTTAATTTCATCACCAACATTTAAATCTTCAATATTGATTTCAGCTCCACTTGCCAAAGTTACCTTAGTACCAAATAATAAACAGAAATCAGGTTGGTTAATTGTATTATAAACGTCTACTGCGTATAAAGTTTTTGTAGATGCAACATTATATCCAGTTGCATTTAAATTATATCCGTCAGCATATGTCATTGATAATGTTGATTGAGCTTCAGAATAGTTTGATGCATTAATTGCAGCAGGTGTAATTGGAAACGATGGAGATGCACCTAATGTTGGTATACCTACCGAAAAATTTGCATTATCAACTGTTACCGTGTAGTTTGCAGCTACACTACCAACTTTTGTACCATGTAAAGTACCTGCTGTACCGAATGAAAATGTTGCAGTTTCTGTTGTACTTTCTACTATGTAAGTATATGTTGGTACGTTTTTAGTTATAGAATCAACTGCAAATGAAGTAAATGCCGAATTTGCTGCTGCACCACCTAATCCTCCAATTGAAACTGCTTGAGCAACTCTTGCTGAACCACTCACTGCTCTATATAAATTACCTAACGATAAATTTGTTCTTGCCATTGTATAAAGTGTTATTCTCCGTTATAAATATCTAAAAGTTTATCTTTCCATTCATCTTTATTAGAAAAGTTTTTAATCATCCAATTCTTAAGTTTTTCAAACTCTGCTTTACGGGTTTCGTAATCATCTTCACATATTTTTTGGTAGGTCTCTCTAAACGATATCGCATCATTCGCTTTGTATTTATAATCAAGTGGTACGTGCCACTTTTCATGTAGTATTGGAAGTTTACCCCAATCCACTGCTTCAAAAATTCCATATCCGAATGGTTCATATTCAAAGCAAGAGTGAGATATTCCCCAATCAAGTCCGTAGAACCTTTCTTTATATTTGTAATCAAACTTGTAAACTTTTGCTTTTTCAAATTTGTATCCATATTTCTTTTTATAATATTTGTTAAATGTTTCTGAATTAGTAGAAATGAACCCACCTAATCCATCCATATATTCAACGTTTTTTCTACCTTCAACTCTTGCTGCGTATCCTAATTCAATTGAGTTTGAAAGTTCTTTGTTTATAGTAAATATATAATTGTTTGGAATATGATGTAAGTTTTCTGTTTCGTATGGAAAATGATACAACCCTACCCAAACTTTATTTTTAATTTTATTTATTAATTCATTTTCGTATTCCCAGTTTCCGTACCAATGCAAGTATTCATCCTTATCTTGCTGTGCCATTAAAGATACTTTGGTTAAATTATGGAATACAATCGAATCAATCTTTTCCAGGTTTTGATGAATA